AATTATATGTAATTGTTGAACTTAAGATTAAATTCCAATTATCTGGAGGATTGTTAAATCCAATTATTGAAACATTATTATTATCCAAGAAATTATATATTAAATAATTATAAGTATATGTAAACGGTGACATTACATAATTTGTAAATAACCCTTGAAAATTTGTCAGATTTGTAGCATATGCATAATAATAAGCTGTGTCTCCTTGTAATCCAAAATTACCAGAACTAATTGTAGGTATATTACCATTAAAAGTAACAGAAGATAATGTATTACAATTTTGAAAAGCATTTGTGTCTATATTAGTTATTGAATTAGGAATAATTATACTTTTTAAATTATAACATCCTGTAAATGAATTAGTTCCTATATTACTTACTGAATTAGGAATCGTTATATTTGTTAAACTAGAACAACCTTGAAACGCACTTGTATTTATATTAGTTACTAAACTAGGTATATTTATATTTAATAAATTATCACAACCTTGAAACGCGCTAGTGCCTATATTATTTACTGAACCTGGAATAATTATACTTGTTAAACCAGAGCAAAGCTGGAATGTACTTGTGTCTATATTAGTTATTGAATTAGAAATTGTTATATTTGTTAAACCATCGCAACTTAGAAATGCGCTACTGCCTATAATAGTTACTGAATTAGGAATGATTATATTTGTTAAACTAGAACAACTTTCAAAAGCACTAGTGCCTATATTAGTTACTAAATTGGGAATAATTATATTTATTAAACTATCACAACCTTGAAACGCACTAGTGCCTATATTATTTAATGAACTTGATAATATTATATTTGTTAAACCATAACAACCTTGAAACGCATTTGTGCCTATATTAGTTACTGAATTTGGAATCGTTATATTTGTTAAACTAGAACAACCTAGAAACGTACTACTGCCTATATTATTTATGGAACTTGATATTATTATATTTAATAAACCATAACAACCTTGAAACGCATTTGTACCTATATTAGTTACTGAATTTGGTGTATATATATTTGTTAATTCAGAACAACCTTGAAATGCATTTGCTTCTATATTATTTAGTGAACTTGATATTGTTATATTTTTTAAACTAGAACAATTTAGAAACGCACTTGATCCTATATTTGTTACTGAATTGGGGATATTTATACCTACTAAACTAGAGCAAAACTGGAATGCTGACCCGCTAATATTTACAACATTATATGTAGTTGAATTATATGTAATTGTTGAACTTAGACTTAAATTCCAATTATCTGGAGGATTGTCAAATCCAAATATTGACACATTATTATTATCCAAAAATTTATATATTAAATAATTATAAGTATACGTAAAAGGTAACATTACATAATTTGTAAAAAGTCCTTGAAAATTTGTCAGGTTTGTAGCATATGCATAATAATAAGCTGTGTCTCCTTGTAGTCCAAAATTATAAGTTCCAATTGTTGGTATATTACCAACAAAAGTAACAGTGTTTAAATTATTACAATTTAGAAAAACTCCCATTCCGATTCCAGTAACACTGCTGGGTATAGTTATACTATTTATACCACATGATTCAAACGCATTAGGACTCAAATATTGAATGCTATTTGGTAAAGTTATATTTGTTAAACTAGGACAACCTTGTAACGCACTTTGTCCAATATTTGTAACACTATTTGGAATTGTTATAATTTGTAAATTAGTGCAAAAATAAAACGCAAAATTATTTATATTTATAACAGTATTTGGTATAATTATACTTGTTAAACTAAGACAATTGTTAAAAGCATTTATTCCAATACTAGTAAGAGTATATGTAATTAAATTATATGTAACTGTTGAACTTAGATTTAAATTTTGTGGAGAACCAGAAAAGCCTATAAGTGAAAAATTTCCTCCAACAGGAGTAGAAAAATTTAGAGTATAAGTTCCATAATTAATATTAAAAGGTAATATTACATAATTTGTAAATAGTCCTTGAAAATTTGTCTGGTTTGTAGAATAAAAATAATAATAAGCAGTGCTTCCCTGTAATCCAAAATTACCAGAACTAATTGTAGGTATATTACCGTTAAAAGTAACAGAAGATAATTTGTTACAACCCACAAATGCATAATCACTAATACTAGTAACACTGCTCGGTATAGTTATAATATACATACTAGCGCAAAACCCAAAAATTCCTTCAGCTAGTGTTTGAAGACTATTTGGTAATACTATATTACCCAAAGAAGTACAATTATAAAAAGCATATTGACCTATACTTGTAACACTATTTGGTATAATATTTGGTATGTTTATACTAGATAACGCGTAACAATTTTCAAACGCATTTACACCAATATTTATAACGCTTGATGGTATATTTATAGAAGGTAATGAAGTACAATTATAAAAAGCATATTGAGCTATACTTGTAACAGTATCTGGTATATTTATACTTGTTAAATACATAGAATTTTGAATTGCTGCGGGTCCAATACTTGTAAGAGTATATGTTATACCATTATTTGGGTTATTAACTGTTGAACTTAGACTTAAATTTGTTATAGAACCTGTATAGCCTGTAATTGAAACATTTGACCCACTAATACTATAGATAATAGATGTGTAAGGGGCTATATAAATAGCAAATGACATTATATATATAGATACAATTTTTATTTTTATATAAAATAATGTAAATAATTTATCATTTTATATAAAAAATAAAATTGAATAAAATTTTCTAAAAATATAGAAAGTAAAATAATATAATGACTTCTAAAGAAATGACATCAAAAGAAAATCTTGCGGATAAATATCAACAGAAAACTGATAAACAACACATTTTAGATAATCCAGACACTTATATTGGATCTGTTGAAAAGGTTGATTCTGAAGTATGGTTATTAAATGATGATAATAGTAAAATTATTGAAAAAAATATTAGTTATATTCCTGGTCTTTTCAAGTTGTTTGATGAAGGAATTGTAAATTGTCGCGATCATGTTGTAAGAATGGCACAAGCAGTAGCAAACGGACAAGAAAATGCATTACCCGTTACAAATATTGACATATCTATTGATCCTGATGGAACAATTACTATGACAAATGATGGAAATGGTATTGATGTAGCAGAACATCCAGAATATAAAATATGGATTCCTGAGCTTATTTTCGGTCATCTTAGAACTTCAACAAATTACAATAAAGACGAGAAAAAAATAGTCGGTGGAAAAAATGGTTTCGGATTTAAATTAGTGCTTATATGGTCTACATATGGGTCTGTCGAAACAGTAGACCATATTCGTGGTCTTAAATATAGACAAGAATTCAAAAATAATCTAGATGAAATTTGTAAACCATCAATTACTAAATGTAAAACAAAGCCTTATACAAAGATTTCATTTAAACCTGACTACGATAGACTCGGAATTAGTGGATTAACACCAGATTTAATTGCGCTTTTAAAGAAGCGTGTTTATGATGTAGCAGCGGTAACTGATAAAAATTTAAAGGTAAAATATAATTCGAGTCTTATTCCTGTGAAAAATTTTCAACAATATATTGATATGTATATCGGTGATAAAAGCAGTGCTCCAAGAGTATATGAAGATAATGGAGAACGATGGGAATATGCTGTAGCATTAACTCCTACAAATGAATTTATACAAATATCTTTTGTAAATGGTATTCATACAGCAAAAGGTGGAAAGCATGTAGAGTATATTTTAAATCAGATAACCAGAAAGCTTGTAGAGTTTATTGAGAAAAAGAAGAAGGTAAAAGTAAATCCTAATAGTATTAAAGAACAAATTATGTTATTTATTAGGTGTGATATTGAAAACCCTGCTTTTGATAGTCAAACAAAAGATTTTATGAATACTCCATCTTCTAAATTCGGATCAAAGTGTGATGTAAGTGATAAATTTATTGAAAAAGTAGCAAAAATGGGTGTAATGGATGCGGCATGTGCAATTACAGAAGTAAAGGAAAATAAGGCAGCAAAAAAAACTGATGGAGTTAAAAGTAAGACTATTAGAGGAATTCCTAAATTAACAGACGCAAACTGGGCTGGAACAGAAAAATCAAGTGAAACAACTATTATATTTTGTGAGGGTGATTCAGCAAAGGCAGGTATTATTTCTGGATTATCTTCTGAAGACAGAAATACAATTGGTGTATATCCGATGAAAGGAAAAATAATGAATGTAAGAGGTGAAAGTGTGAAAAGAGTATCTGAAAATAAAGAGATTGCTGAAATTAAGAAAATATTAGGTTTAGAAACTGGTAAAGAATATAAAAATATGACTGATGTGACAAAGAATTTGAGATATGGTCGTGTATTATTTATGACCGATCAAGATTTAGATGGCAGTCATATTAAGGGATTAGGTATAAATTTGTTTCAAACTGAATGGCCTAGTCTTGCGGAAATTCCTGGATTTATAGGTTTCATGAATACTCCTATTTTGAAAGCACGAAAAGGTTCTCAAGAATTGATGTTTTATAATGAAGGAGAATATGAATTATGGAAACAAGCAAATAATATAAAGGGATGGAATATTAAATATTATAAAGGTTTAGGTACAAGTACAGGTAAAGAATTTAAGGAATATTTTCAACAAAAGAAATTTGTAGGATTTGAACATAATGGAAAAACTAGTGATGATGCTATTGATATGGTTTTTAATAAGAAACGAGCAGATGATAGAAAAGACTGGTTAGAATATTATGATCGTGATTTATATTTAAATACTAGTCATAAAAATGTTACATATGAAGATTTTATTAATAAAGAATTAATACATTTCTCAAAGTATGATTGTGATCGTAGTATTCCTAATTTAATGGATGGTCTTAAGATTAGTCAAAGAAAAATAATGTATGCTGCTTTTAAAAAGAATTTAAATACTGAAATAAAAGTAGCACAATTTAGTGGTTATGTTTCAGAGCATTCTTGTTATCATCATGGCGAGGCAAGTTTAAATCAAGCTATTAAAGGAATGGCACAAAATTTTGTAGGAGCAAATAATATTAATTTATTATTTCCTTCTGGACAATTTGGTACTAGAATTCAAGGCGGTGATGATGCCGCATCGGAAAGATATATCTTCACAAGATTAGAGAAAATAACTCGTAGTATATTTCAACCACAAGATGATAATATTTTGAAATATTTAAATGATGATGGAACACCTGTTGAACCATTGTTTTATGCTCCTATTATTCCGATGATTTTAGTTAATGGATCAAAAGGTATTGGAACTGGTTTTAGTACAGATATTTTGTCATATAATCCATTACAAATAATTGAGTATTTAAATTGTAAATTAACATCTATAATGGGTTCTAAACTTAAGATAGAATATGATGAAGAATTTATACCATATTATGATGGATTTCAAGGTAAAATTGAAAAAATAAGCGATTCTAAATTCTTAATTAAGGGCAAATATGAAAAAATAGCAGTTGATAAAATAAGAATAACAGAACTTCCTGTCGGATTATGGACTGAAACATTTAAAGAGCATCTTGAATATTTAATTGAGCCTGGTCAAGATAAAGATGGAAAGAAAATAATTGCTTTTATTAAGGATTATGATGATATGAGCAGAGATACTATAATTGATTTTACAGTAACTTTTCCTAAAGGAAAAATTGAAGAATTAGAAGCTAATATTATAGAGCATAATTGTAATGGATTAGAAAAATTATTGAAATTATATACAACAAATACTAATACAAATATGCATTTATTTGATGCTAGTGATAAATTGAAAAAGTATAATAAAGTTGAAGAAATTATTGATGATTATTTTGAGACACGACTTGAAATGTATGAAGTTAGAAAAGAATATGTAATTAATACATTAGAAAAAGAGCTATTATTACTTTCAAATAAGGCAAAATATATTAAAGAAAATCTTGATGGTACTATTGATTTGCGTAAAAAGAAGAAGGAACAAGTTATTCAATTATTAAAAGAAAAGGGTTACGATATTATTGATGATGATGAAGAGTATAAATATTTAGTAAAATTACCTATGGATAGTGTAACTGAAGAAAACGTTGATAAGATATTTAAGGAACAAGGTAATAAGGAAGTAGAATTAGAATCAACTAAAAAAAAGGCACCAGCTCAAATATGGCGTGAAGAATTAGCTATATTAAAAGAAGAATATGTAAAATTTTTAGAAGAAAAACAGAAAATGATGATAGGTGATGATGATAAGCCTAAAAAGAAGAAACCTGTTATTAAAAAGAGTGGAGCAAAAAATATAGTTATTGATGAATAAATATAATTATTAATGAATAAATATATTAGTTTAATATTAGTTTAATATTATTTTTTTTATTATTTTAAAAATAATATAAAATAAATGGATAATAAAAGTATAAAAATAAAAAAAAATAAAGAAAAAAAAGAAAAATCAGATATAAAAAAAGAAACAAATAATATTAAACAGCATATACAAGACAATAATATACGTAAAATTTGTCATTATTTAGGTCCATTTGTTAAAGATAGTATAATCGGAACATATTATTATTACATTCATTTATTTATTATGACTATGTGTGGTCTTATAATTTTTTTTAGTAAAAATATAAATTATTTAACTATTTTATTAATTATTGTTTCAATTGATTTAATTTTTATAGTTATTTTACATGACTGTCCCATAACAATGTATGAACAAAAATATCTAAATACAAGCGGGATTGTTGATAAGAATAAATTTTTAAAAAGTCTAGGTATTTCACATCATTGTGATCATTATTATGAAATTCAATTAGAAACTGTTTTAAATATATGGTGTGTAATTATAAGCAAAATAACAACATTAATTGTTTTTAATTTGTTAAGATTTGATATAGTATAATTTTATTTTTCACTTTCTGAACTTGTAAATATACTTGTAAAAAGAGAAAAAAAATTATCAAAAAAATTATCAAAAAAATTAGTAGATTCAAAATTTGAAAAAAATCGCGTATAGAAAATAAATAGTATAACTGTAAAATATGTAAAGAAAATAATAATAGAATTTTTAAAACGATTTTCATGTGTTTTATCTATTTTAAAAAATTCTAATAAAGGATCAATAATTGTTAAGTCTTCACCATCTATTTTTTTTTCTATTTTTGTTAAAAAACAACCATCAAATAAAAAAAACAATAATAATACAATTAATAGATATGCTATAATTATTATATTTAAAGTTTTTGATCCATAAACCATAAACAACATTAAAAATGCTGGAATATTGAAATGGATTGCTTTTATAGCAAATCCTAATGATTTGTCTTCAATATTTATTTTTTTAAATAATTTTACAGCCCAGTTATAAAATTTTTTTTTATTTTCTTTAGAAATAAACATATACACTAAAATATAATGATAATTACTATTTTAGTATAAAACGAATAATAATTTTATGATTAATAAATAATAATAAAATTTTATGAATATAGATTGTAGTTTAAATGTAATAAAGAAAAAAAGAAAAAACAAAAAAGAAAAAGATATTAAACAAATAAATAAAAAAAATAACAAAGAATTTTTAAGTGATGATCCATTATTAAAATCATTTAAAATAAATTACATATTTTATATAACACTTTGTATTTGTTTGTATATTATTTCACAATACACAAATTCTAGTTTTATATGGTGTATTATTTCATTTTTATATATATCTTTTAAAGGTTATTTTGTTCATTATTTGTCTCATAGATATGATTTACTTGATAATTATAAACAATTAAACAATTACTTTACTCGCAATTCTTTTTTAAATACAATCACTATTTCATTTTGTAATATGTTTGATTTTCATAGAAATATTCATCATGATAGTTCTATTAATAAAAAATTAGATAACAAAATATATGAATTTATACTTAATTTTTTAACTCAAACAGGGCTTTTTTTTATTTTTATTTATTTTACAAAACATTTGAATTATTATGTATGTTTACTATGGGGATTATTTTATTCGACCGTTCATATGATAAATTATGATATTATTAAACCTGTATCACATAAAAATCACCATTTAAATTACAATACAAATTATGATATAATATTTTGGGATACTTTTTTTGATACAAAATATGATGAAAATGATAAACTTGAAGATATAAATATGTGTTCTATTAACATTATAATTTTAACTTTATTGATTATATATTTTGTAAAATATAATAATTCACAAGATGTATAAAATAAAAAAATAAAAAAAGAAAATAGAAAATAGAAAATTTGCTAAATTAAAACCATGGTTTTAATACTAGCTCTTTATCAGTATTATTAGACATAACTGGATGTGCGATTGGTATAACTAATGTACTAGCATCATTAATATATGTCATATATCCTTGAGCTTCACTATAGACTTGTTTAATACAATAATCTAATACCATTTGATTTAATTCTTTAATTTGTGAAGTTACATCTGTTGGTTTATTTGCTGAATATTGTAAATAAATACTACGCATAATTATTTTTAAAGCATCGCAATCTTGTGGACCTATAGTATATTGTCCATTTGATAATTTATATACACCAGCACGAATACCATTTTGAATTATATTAATGTTTTGTTGAGAGAAAAATGCTAGAGACAATGTTGTCTGATCCCATAGACCTTCTGTAGGATTCCTAAATGATGAACATTGATGAGCTGGAATTTTATCATACATTTGAAATAATTGAGAAGTATTGGGTGTTTTAATATCTACTCTTCCATTTAAATTACTATTCATTTATAATACTCAAATAGAAAAAAAATATATTTATTTAATTTATATACATGGAAACATTTCAAAAAGTTGTTTTATTTTGTGCATTAATTGTTTTAATATTTTCTTTAGTTGTTATTGGTGTAGCTTTAACAAATGCTTCAAATACTAACTGGCCACCTATGATTCCATCATGTCCTGATTATTGGATAATTGATGGTTCAGGAACAAATACACAATGTATAAATGTAAAAGATTTAGGAACATGTCCGAAACAAGATGGACAAGCACATTTATCAATGAATTTTAATTTACCTGCTTTTACAGGAAGTCAAGGTTTATGTAATAAATATAAGTGGGCAAATAAGTGTGGTATTTCATGGGATGGTATTACTTATGGAGTTGCTAATCCATGTTCTTAATTTTTATAAAAAATAAATAAAAAAAATAAATA